AGGGAAAAAACTAAGTGCGGTTTTTACAGAAAATGGGGAATAACAGGGTTAGGCCTAATAGTGAAAAGGAGGCCCTCAGGGAAAGGAAAAGGGGTAAATGGGGTACAAGTACCCCTTAAACAAAAAAAGGCCCCACAGGGGCCATATTTTTGCGGAAACTAAACACTAAATCTTATTTGTATGCATACAACATTGCAAGTCTGCAACTCTTGTGTATCTGCTCATAATTGACTTTGAATCCATTCTTGGAGAATTTCTCCATCACGAAAACAAGTTTGCTTAAAAGGTGCCCGTCAAAGTCTCTACCGTGACCTGCCCACACCGTGTCATTCTGACTCCACTCCAAATGCACTTCAATCGCCCATCTGTCCACCCGCTTCATCACATCATCATCCATATTAATTAAAACGCCCCATTCTGCTCCTTCAATATCCATCTTCACCATATCGACCTTAGGTAGATTTTTCAGATTCATTATTCCTTCAATTGAATATGATGGAGCCACATCAGGATTCGTAGTTGGTATGTCGTCTTGAAACACGCGCCCAAATATTACTTGAGCGTCATACGACTTGACATTTTTAATCAAGCATTTCCAATACTCAGGTTCGCACTCTACGGTGATAACGGTACTCGCGCCCTGAGATAGCGCATAATTGGTAAAAAGGCCTACAAAGCCTCCGCAATCAATAACAATGTCGTGTGGTTGAATTTTGAAATACCTGTCGTATTCGTGGCCGTGATAAATTTCATCATAAAAGGCCTCTACTAACGCACCGTGATTTTCGGGATACACATATTTTTCAAGTTCCATATTTGTAATTTGTTGCGGGGGTAGGAATCGAACCCACTACCTCGTGGTTATGAGCCACAAATGCAACCAATACACTTCCCCGCAATAGAACGCAAATTTAGTAAATATTTACTACATTACGTTGGATATCCATTTGGCCATTGCTGAGTTTTTATCCAATCTTTATAATCCACCAAAGTAATGCAATCATTTGCATTTGGTCCCTCTTCAGGAACTACGGGTGAAGTTTTGTTATTGTCTTTCATCCATTGGCGAATAGGTTCTCTTTGAGCCTTTCCTAAGCAACCGATGATAAAGTAATCCTTGTTCTTAATTAAAGACATCACCAACCCCTCCGTGTGTTTTTTAGAATCGAAATCATCAAAAGAATCAGAAGTAAAAAACCCAAATAAGGAGCATACTTCTCGTAGCCTTTTTTTCTATCAATAAATTTGATTTGTGGTGGTAGGGTAATTGTCTTTGTGTAGCGAATAGTATCAGCCTTTACAATTGTCCTGACGCGAATAACATCGTGGTCACGGTAAACAACAGTTGTCACCCCATCCTTGGTTATAGTCACTGTATCGACTTCTGTCGTGGTAAACGTGTCTGTCATCAAAATACTATCCCGAACAAAAATAGTATCAATCCCGTAGACGCTAATTTGCGCCATCGCGGGATTTTTCTTTATTGCTTGATTCAAGTGCCATTTTGCCGAACATCCTGTTAACGTCAACAGAATGATAAATGCTTTTATCAATTTCATTTTTTGTATAGTCTGTAGTATTCGAAATCAGATTCGCCTCCATTTTTTTGATATTCAAGCCACTCTTCGTACAATGGGCCTTCGTATCTAAAATTATCAGTTTTTGTAGCGGTATCTATTCCTGCTTCAGTCATTTTCACAGCAAAAATTTCAACCTTTTCAGTGAGTTTTTGAACGCTTTTCTTCAATTCGTTTTTTTCTTGAACTTTACTTGCAACCAACTTTTCACCCTTCGCTTTGGCCAAAGATGTTACCTGTGAGGCACTTTTCAAGTTGTTTTCAATTTTCTTTAGCATAGTCTCTAATTCATCAACTTTAGGGGCGTTGATAGCCCCTAATGGTTGAAACACTTCCAAGAAAATAAATAATAATCCAAAAATTACTAATGTCTTTTTCATAATTTTTTCATTGTGTTAATAATTCTTAATTCAGTTATTGCTGCACTAAGCGCAGAATCTGACTTTTTTAATGCACTACCTAATTTGTCAATTTTCACATCCAAATTATCGATTTTTTTGTTTGAAGAGTCTATTTGGTCTTTATAGCCATTTCTCAAATCGTAATAAAGATAGCCTACTGCCGCAAGCATACAAAATGCGACTGCTGCCACAGGGTTTTTTCTAAATTGGTCAAAACTAACAGGCAAGGTGTTAGCACTTACTTTTTTTGCCGCTGTCATAATTTAAACTATTGGGGTATTTGCAATATTTATGTCATTACTGTTTATCAAGGTGTAGGTGAAAATTTTGCCGTGCAACGGTACTGATACCAATCTCTGTAAACTTTCAGAGGCTTACATTGCTTTAATGCCTTGTATTTCCCTTGGTGCAATCCAATGGTGAATGAACCTCGATATTGCCCTTCTACGAGACGCGCACTACCATCACCATTGTCTACGGTGCAAGGCCACTCTAAATATTTCCAAACTCCATTCTCTTTGTAAGAAATTGTCATCCAATCATCAAATTGATTGGTCACTCGCTTACCTGTGTCTGAATTCCGAATACCTACGATATTCAAATTGTACTCCCCATTTTCGAAATACGCATATGCTTTATTCTTTAGGGTCTTTTCGATTTTTGATTGGTCAAATTTCATTTTTCGTCGTTTTGATTTTTACTTGACCCAAAATAATATGAAACTATCATAGTCACGATAGATGTAACCCCGCCTGCGATAGTAAAATATATATCTTTTTGGTCTGTTGGAAAATCCCAAAAAATTATGCTGAATAAAATTGCATAACTTAAAGTCAGGATAATTATTGCAATAATTGCTGTTGTGTTCTTTTTTAAATTTTCAAAATTCATCATTATGGTCTTTTGTATGAACGTACAAGATTGTCTAACGACATATCCCCGTGTGCATTGAAGTAAGTTCCTTGTCCATCTGAGCCGATGTAATTATTGTATGCCGACTTCATAGGCTTTTTACAGCCGTTGCCGTTAAAGAAATCATCATTTGCAGTGAAGTTATTTACCCCGCCTTGAAGACCTCCTTGGTCCGCACCAACTACAAAACAAGGTTTAGCGTCAGATTTTGCCCAAGAGTTAAAATTAGAGCCTTGGGTCTGATATGCTTTTCCCACTTCAGCATTGTATTGGTCCTCATTCGGAAACAAACGACCTAACCGCTCAAGATTGGTTTCGCATCGCGTTGCATTCGCGCGTTGACCAAAAGTCTTCTTTTTCTTGAATACATCCCCGATAGCATTCTTAAACTCTTCTCCAAGACCTTTTGGATTATTTTTTTTCAATCCACGAAGCACCAAGTATAATCCTGTAGCGGCTGCGGCTATAAGTATGATTTCTTTTTTATTCATAATACAAATATAGTTAATGGATTAATCAATTTTTTTTCTTTACTTTACGCCCAAATTACGCTGTATGAACAACAAATTAGAACAAATTATCGAGACGTATCCCGACGTGGAATTTCTCAAGGCTGATGGTTTTGACAAGGCTGTTATTGGTGTTGACTTGCAACACTATCGTTTGATTTATGATTATGACTTAGCAATTCAAACATTGGTAGAAGACGATGGTATGACTCTTGAAGACGCTATTGAACACTTCGATTTCAATGTGTTGGGTTCACTTCGTAACGATGATGAATACCCAATATTTATAATGACCGATTTCGATTAACCTTGTAGTGCTTTACGTTGTTCACGTAAAACTTTTTGAACGACTTCGGTGCTGACACTTGCCTTATCGCCTCCATAATACGATGCATTGTATGGACGATACACACCTTTATAATTTGTAAGAGCATAAGGTACTCCTATGCTTGACCAAACTGTTGCAATGTCAAGCGCAGCCTTTTTCAAATTAACATCGGTGTCGTCAATTTTACCATTCAAATACTTCGGCAAAGTGCTTTCAGCATCGATTAGCGCATCAGCAATTTTGGTTTGGTTCTGTTCATTGTAAATTGAATCAAGATTTAACCGCGCTTTTCCATACATTGATTTCAGAGTTGATGGAATGATTTGAAAGTGCCCTGTTGCCCACAATTGCCCTTTACCTGACCTCGACATACTTTGGTATTCAATAACCTTTCCTATGGTCATTTGTGTGAGTAATTTGCTTGAAAAGGGTAACGTGTCTTTTGCATTCACCCGTGAATTCAACTTTGAAGTATAGAAGTTGTAATCATTCCAAGTTTTTGCCTCACCGCGCAAAACTGTATCCCAAAGGAGAGGGTATTTTGAAAACCTCCATTTGCTTTTTGCTTTTCGATTTGATGGAGCCGCTGATACGTTAACAGCAACTACAACCCCAAAGAGGGCCGCCACAATCAAAATGATTTTTTTATCAGTTTCGGTTAATTTCATTTGGTGTCTTTAAATATTTGCGCCCCGATATAATCAGCAAATTTCTTTTGGGCCGATTGGATAAGGTGTAATGAATCAGTGCTCATTTTGTAATCCGCTTCTTCCCAAATTGGAACCACTACAGCGTTTTTGATATTTTTTGCGAGCCCCTCTTTGTATGCATCACTCTTTTCAATGTAGTCACCATACCTCTTCAAATCATAAATGACCTTGCTTGACCTGTATCCTGAAATTACATAGATATTGTCAATGCCTGCATTACGCCCTGCATCCACCATTTTCTGTACATTCTGAGTTGCTTTTTGATTTTGTACCAAACTGAAATTATCATTTGCCCCTGCATAGATAAATAAGATTTCCGCACCCTTTGCTGTTTTGAGGTAGTCTTGAAGAATCGGTAGCAATTGGTCAGTTCGGTATCCACCCTTACTTAAATTTTGCTGAATGGTGAATCCATATTTTTTGGCGAGTGCGTCTTGCCATCCCCATCCAAAACCCGCTGTATGTGAGTCACCAACAAAAATTGCCTTCTTGCCAAGGGGATTAAATTTTTTAGGGCTTTTACCCAAAGCATAAAGAACCCCTACCGAAAAGGCAGAAATCACAATCAGGGTAAAACGGTTCACCTTCATTTACTTACAAATATAACACTTACAAAGAAAACTATTCATTGACCAAATTGTGAAACCAAATGGTCGGGATTCTATTCATATTTGCAACGAAAAGGGGCGGCCAAATTGAGCAATGACCACCCCTAAATCACAATGGATAACACGCAAAAATACATAATATGAAACATACCGCATTTAAAATCACACTTGGAAACGAAGAATTTTTTGAAGTAATGTCAAATCCTTGGACCGAGACAATAAGCAACCCTAAGGATATGTCCGTGAGTTTACTGTTTTCTAAAGACAGGCCCGTCGTATTTCAAGACAGTAGAAACCCCGCAAAACGATTGGTCATAATGCTTGTAGATGTAGATATTGACGAACAAGGTACATTAGAGTATAAACCCGCGTAATTACAGGGCCTAAGACTATAGTGTAAAAATTTATTTGCTTGCAAATTCAACATCATATACCTTCGCATCCCTTCACTAATGGCTAACAAGAAAAAAAAAGTAACTCAGGAAACTCGACGAAAAATTTCGAGGGCCTCCCGTCTCTATCAAAAGGTCAGAAAGACTGTTTCCAAAGAACTTGAAAAACAGGAAAAACCTTTAAAAGGCAAAGAACTTACGGCCTTCATTAAAGAAAAAATTTACCCTGAATACAAAGGCTTGAGCAGCCGAGAGGTCAAAATTGCTGATATCCGTGAATCAGTAGACCGCGCTTTGACAGGGTCGGGTGTAATCAATGTCGGAGATTTCGTCAATCCATTAAGTATTCCAATCACTTTATTAAGTGGTGTTTTTTGGTTTGACCTTGACAATTTTATTGATGTTGACTTGACTGCAGAAACAGGAGGTAAAAATCTACGGTTTGAAGTTAACGCGGGTGAATACGGTAGCACGGGAATTATAGAACTGAGCGAATACACCTATGAGGGTAGTGGCTTAAACGAAATCGTTGAAAGTGTTCGTGACTACATTCAGGGCGAAATGCCTGAAAATGAAAGTGAGCCTTATTGGGAGGGAGAGGTTAGAGTACGTCCAAATATGCAAGACGATGGCAGACCTGATTCTTATTTCATTCAGTTTACCATTTATGTCGGTGGACAGCAAATCATACCTTCGGAAACTTTTGAAGAGGCGCAACCGATGGTCCTTTCGGAAGAAACATTGGAGGAGCGTAGGTCGCGACGGAGGGAAATCGTAAAACGTCGAAAAGAACTTGCCAAGCAAAAAAGGGAAAAGGCTCGTAAAAAAGACATTCGTGGCCGAGAAAGACCCACAGTAAAAGTTGCACCTAAAGAGGAACCAATCAAAAAAGAACCTCAGAAAAAAGCCGAGCCCAAATTCGATAAGCGTCGTGCAGAAAACATTCAAAAGGCCCTTGACCGTCAAGAGCGTTTATTGGCTGATTCAAAAGGACTGTATGATGCAAAGATTCTGACGAAGAAACAATACTTAGCAGAACGGGCTTCGATTATTGCACAAACCACAGCCGCAATTGACAAATTCAAACGTGGTGGAACAATTTGATAAATTATTTTTGGAAATAATTTTTGTTTGCTTAATTTCGTGATTCACAATGGCAAAAAAGAGCGAAACATTTGGAATTATTGAAAGTCGTTTTCAACCAAGTGCAAATCCCAAATCCGTTTTCAACCGTTTGGTTAAGATGGGTGAGAACTTTGTTTACAGGGAAACGAAATTTATGACTCAAATTGTCTACCAAGGTGTAGAAACGATTTATAAGAGTCGTGATACAAAAAGTTTTCCTGCAAACAAATTGTTCATTTTCAAATTGGTCAAAAATGATGCAATGAGGTTTTTACAGCAAAACCCAAATTGGAAAGTGCCCGATAAATATCCCGTGAATCAAACCAATTATGATTATGATGCATCGTATGGAGTAATCACGGGCACGGATATCAATAGTGCCTATTGGGTTATTGCCCACAAACTTGGGATAATCAGTGACAACACTTACAAAAAGGCTCAGGGGAACGATTGGAAAGTTATTCGCTTGGCCGCCCTTGCAGTATTGGGTAGAAGTGTTGCTTATCACGAATTTCAAAATGGTATCAAACAAAAGAACCCAATTGTAATTCCAAGCGAAGACCCAAGAGTTAATTTGCTTTACCGTGGTATTCGGTACAAGTGTTTTGAAATGATGTCAGCGATTGCCGAAATCCTCGAGAATGATTTTGAGGCTTACCGAACCGATTGCATTTATTATCGCGACACCGTCGAGAACCGTCGTAAAGTTTACGAATACTTGGATGCCGAGCAGTTTTCCTACAAACAGTTAGAATATTAAAAAATATGAATTTACAACTTACACCTATGCGCTTCGAAAAAGTCTTGGACGACGAAACGATGTTGGATTATATGACAAATCAAGGATACAATGTCCTTGAGCGAAATCGAAAAATATTTGATAACCAAAATTTTAAAGAAGTGTGCCTCAATGGATACTACTTTACTTATCACAACTATCTTGAGAATGGTCAGGAGTTTGCGACTCTACAGCCTTATCTGATGGAAACTTACCCGCCAAGTAAACGGACTTTTTGTTTTGGCTGTATGGATACCTCTAAACAGCAAGCATTTATGTTCTTTAAAGGCAAAAAAATGGCTTCAGACCGTCCAACAGCAATTGTCGTTTATAACGAATTGAAGAAGTATTTGGAGCCCGAAAAGGCTTTTTTGCCCTTTTCAATAAAATTTTAATCCATTCACAAAAATTATTTTGCAAAATAAGTTTTCGTTTGTAATATTGAATTGTCAAAAATGAAAACAATGGGAAACTCTCTAAAAAAATGCCCGATTTGCCGTGTGCTATTTGTGGGCTATGGAAACAATGCGTTTCCATTAAACGTATTAGGTAAGTGTTGCGATTCTTGTAATATGGAATTTGTTCTACCTGCAAGGATTGCAATATTGATGAACGCTACTAAAAAGGACAATGGATAAAATTATGAAATGCATAAAAATTGACGTAGTAAGCAGGACTGTTTACGAAGTCGAAATCGAAGGTGGTCTACAATCTATGTATGATGCGATGGGCCTTGAATGCGAAATGATTGAAAAAGGTTTTTACTTACCAATCGTTTCCGCTGTTGAATCAAAATCTCATATGGACACTTGCTTTGTAGACGAAGAAAGTCTTATCAAGGGCGATGGCTACGTTAAAGGAGCATTTTCTTTTCAAGCCGCCAAAGGAAATGTTTATGGTCCTTTTTTCAACAATGGTTTGATTGTTGGCTGTGACAGCGAGGGCGAGTCTCAATCTCACAGACAGATTTTTGAAACAATCAAAAATGCCATTCAATTTTACGAAATCCAAAATACTGATATATGAAACAGCATTTTAAAATAAATGGCAAACGCGGTGATGTAAAACACAACGTAAAGGTGTTGTTAGAACAAGACCCAAGTCTCCGTGACAACTTGCTCCGAACAACTTGTAATTATTGGTATCATATAGATGCACCTAAAAATAAGATTGACTTTGAATTACTGAGCGCAAAACAGTTTTTCAGCCTTTATTCCAAGGGCACTTTTGAACACCAAGCGTCAATAGCACGTCAATGGCAAAAGGTCCAAGAAGAAAACCCGCATTTGCGCGGTGACGAATGGGTATCACGTCAAAAACATAAAAGGACTGTTAAAAAAGATTTAGGATACGGTCAAAAATAAAAGGGGAGTCAGTTGGCAAAACTCCCCTTTTGCACACGACTTACCATTGCAGTAAATCACTTCGAAATTAATGAAAATCTACAAGTATTACTTTCTTGATATCGATAAGCCTATAAGCGTCGAAGCAAAGAGTAAGCATACTGCAAGGAAAGTGCTTGAACAGGTTTGCAATGACCCTAATTTCAAAGAAAAAGGGTACATCCTTACCAATTTGTTACGGGAGACTTCTGAGACCCTTGTGGCTGATGTAAGCGTGAAAGAAACAAAGACAGGTCAAGTGATGTGGGATGGACGGGGTTGGTCAAAAAAAACAACTAACAACTAATATATGAAAACAAAAAAACTACAATTTCGAATTCGCGAATTTTCGCAAGGCGGGTATGCAATTGACAGAAAATTTTTTAATCTCTTTTGGTTTCCGCTTCAAAGGCAACCTGATTATGGTTTTGATTCTTTGAAAGAAGCAAGGTTTTGGCTTGATAGTTATGTTAAATTGCTTGAAATGGAATTCGTTGAAGAAAACAAGCCACGGTATCAGGAAATCAAAAACTACGAATTAAATTTTAACACCCGTAATTTTTTATGGCTACAAAAGTAATTTCAGGCTTTCCTGCGATTGGAAAAACTTATGCAGCGCGCAATTCTAATTTTATGTGTGTTGACCTTGATTCAAGTCAATGGAATTGGCTTACGGACCCTAATGGAGATTTTCTTATGACTCATAGTGGCTCAAGAATGCCAAATCCTGATTTTCCTCAAAACTATATTGACCACATTAAATTTCAAATGAAACACGATTTTCTTGACTTTGTATTTGTCAGTAGTCACGAAAATGTTCGTCAGTGTTTACAAGAAAACTTTATTGATTTTTCTATAGTAGTACCCGCTCTGAACTGCAAAAAAGAATATTATAAGCGGATGGAACGTCGTGGGTCTCCGATGAGCCTAATACAACTTGTAATGGATAATTGGAACGATTGGTTAATTGAAAGACAACTTGAGTCTAATTGTTATGTATTAAATCAGGGACAAACCCTCAATGACATTTTGCATTTATGGAAAACAGTGTAGAGGATTATTTCACTAAAGCATTGTCACTGACAGACGAGAGCAAATATTTTGTATGCCGACGTTTCGATATACTGCTGAGAAAAAAAGAAGGCAAATTTTATGCTGCAATAAATTGGAGCAATCTTGTCTTAATCCAAATGGCCGTGAGTGAATCATTTTTTAAAACCTTTTTTTTAAAACATACACCAAATGAAAATTAGTCAATCTTTTATGAAGTCTTTTGCCGAATATCGGGTGAAAGAAGAATGTGGCTTAGTTGTGAAAGCAAAATACCTCGATGGTATTCAATCTGTGCCGACCAAAGCAATGAAACTTGGTCAATATTTTGAATATATGGCCACAGGAGGTCTTCCCGCTTATGGTGACGGAACACCACCCGAACCCGATACGGTTTACAAAGGGACAGCAAAAGAAAGGTTGTCAGAAGATTATGAACGCGCCAATCAAAGTGCCATTTTTTGTAGAGCCCTTTTAAAAGCAATGAACATTAAAATGCTGAGTTTTGGCAAAAAGTTGGTGAGCACAAAATTGAATATGTCTTGCACCACCGATATTATTGCAAAATGGAATGGTAAAAAGTGTATCATTGACCTTAAATACTCAGGTTTAGTGGATGACAAATGGAATGAATTGGGTTGGCACGAAGACTTCCTTGAACAGAAGGAAAAAATATTAACCCAAGCCGTTCACTACAAAATTATTGCTAAAGAAAAATTCAAGACAGATGATGTGCCTTTTTACTTTTTTGTATTCAATACCAAGGACCCAATGGATGTCCGAATTTTTGAAGTTTTGGTAGACCCAAGCAAAGAAATGGAACACTTGGAGGGAGTCAAAAATGTTTCTCAAGCACTAAAAAGAGAAATGAAATCTCCAAACGGTTGGAAAGCATATCCCGAACTCAAAAGGTGTAACAAGTGCCACCTAAATGAAACTTGCGAACAAAGAGCCCTTTTACCTAAAATCAAACAAGTATTCTACTAAAATGCCCTATTCAAATAACAAATTCAAACACAATGTTCGAGAGCACATTCTCTTAGAACTACAGAACACCTCTAATCCCCGCGTCCTTGACGTTGGAGCGGGCTCAGGAACCTATGCGGACCTTTTAAAAATTCCAATGGACGCAGTGGAAATTTGGGACCCCTACATTCCTCAATTTAACCTTGCAGCAAAATACAATACCATTTATCAGCAAAGTATTATGACCGTTAACATTTTGATGTATGATTACATCATTTTAGGCGACATACTTGAGCATCTCACACCATCTGATGCAACTTTGTTGATGGGTACAATAGAAACCTACAATATTAAATGCTTGGTGGCTGTTCCATATTTGGAGCACAGGGGCGAATATGAGGGAAACATTTATGAGACTCACCATCAACCTGATTTAACACCTGAAGTTATGGCCAATAGGTATCCTAATTTGAAGTTATTGTATGGAGATGACGAATATGGCTATTACATCAATTACGAGCCTCACGTGGCCCCTAATTTGATAATTTCATCAGGCAGACGTTTTGACTATTTCCTGCGCACACTGAAATCTCTTCAGAAACACAATCCAAACTACAGGACTATGTTCAATGAGGTTTGGGTTTTGGATGACCGAAGTACTTCTGAGGAGCGATATAAAATGGAATTGTATTTGGATGCCTTGTTCGGTAAAAAAGCGCACGTAGTAACTTTTAACAGTGATGGTCAATTTGATTATGTAGATAAGTTCAATATGATTAAACACCTAATGGGACCAAGCGAATTTGTATTTTTGCTTGAAGACGATTGGGAATCAGTGAAACCCCTCGATTTAGGCAAACACATCAATTATTTGAAAAAGCATTCCGCATTTGACCAAATTATGTTCTCTCAGGTATTTGAAATTCAATCCGACGAAATCAAGTCAGAAACTTCTTTGAATGAATATTATTGGAAAAACCCTTTCCCAAAAAATTACAGGCACTTTTATGAAATGCAAAATGGATTTTTAAAATGGCAAGAGGTAAAAATGAACAATTATGGTAACAACCCTTCAATTTTTCGCAGACGCGTTTTTGAGAACAAAATATTTCACAAAGACCACGGATGGGAATTGAAATTTGCCGATGAATATCCAAACAGACAACAAATTTTAACCAAAGAAAATTTATTCATTCACATAGGTCAGAAATCACTTGTTGACATCAATCCAAAACCATAATGTACGAAACCTTTATTCCTTTTCCCGAAGCAAAAGATGCTATTGAAATTGTAAATGAGTTGCTTCCAAATCACACCAAAGACGAATCTGTAATTCTGATTGAACAGAGAATAGCAACTTTTAATAGGTTGCTTGACATACACGGCTACACGCCCTCAGATTTGAAAAAAGTCAGGATGATGAAAGAAGCCCTAACCCTAATTAAATCAAAATAAAAAACCAATGGATAACGCCCTTTTAACAAAATTTAGTATTCAACTCGACACTTTTGAACAAAAGGTATTGGTCGATTTGTTGAAAAATCATTCCATATCGCCCGCTCAGTTCAAACAAGTTGTTTTAACTGAAGTCAGGAGAAATGAAGAAATGCTGTTTGCATTCCAAAAAAATCCTCGCAACCTGTTTGCGGCAATCATTCATTGTGCAGAATTGGGTTTGAGCCCCAATCCATCAGTCGGAGAGTTTTTCTTTTTGCCCTACAAGGGCCAAATTAAGCCTATTTTAGGCTACAAAGGTGTAATCACACTCTTGATGCGAAATAATGGCGTAAAATCAATTTGGTGTGAGTCTGTGCACGAGGCGGATGACTTCGATTATGAACTTGGACTTGACCCAATTCTACGTCACAAACCCAAAGACGATTTGAGAACATCGATTTCTTTAACTCACATTTACGCGATGGTCAAAACGCGCGATGAAGAAAAGGTCTTCAAGGTGATGTCTAAGAAAGAATTGGAAACGATTGTGGAGAATCTTCAAAATAGAAACGAACTGTATTTCAATGACGCAAAAGACAGTCAATTTTGGATGCTAAAGAAAATCGTGTTGAAACAGTTGTCTAAACTACTGCCAAAAGACTCCTTGGGTTCAAGGGCTTTAAGTTTTGACGACCAAGTTGAAGGAGGTGCAGTTTTGACCCTTGATGATGAAGAAAGAGTCATCATTATAAACGACAAAAAGCCCACAAAAAAGGGCCTTTATGCAAAACTTGCTTATACAGATGATTGACACTAAATTCGTGTCGTTGTTGCAAAATATTAAAGTATTTTGAATTCGACGATTTTAAAGATTCTATTGAGAAGTGACTGTTCCTTCAGACTGTAAACCACCTTTCGGGGTGGTTTTTAGTTTATTGTAAGTGTACCAAACTCGTAGTAATCATTGAAAGTGTACAGAAGAAATATGGTTGAACTCACTCTAAGCGTATTGAACAACCCTAAACTTGAAAGATTTAAATTTATCAAAAATGCCTGTGAACTTCCGTTTGTAGGCCCCTGTTGTACACTGAAAGTCGATGCTCCAACCCTTTTGAATTGTAAAGTCCATATGCTTGATGTCGCCCAATTGTAGTTACCGATATCATACAAATATTCTGTTTGAGCATTGATATTATATTGGTTTGGGTCCTGAAGACCACCTAAAAGAGAAATATACGCGGGATAGGGCGTATGGTTTTCAATATTTAATATCATTTTTTTGGCGGGCATCAGAAATCTATTTCGTAATCTTCGTAAAAATCTATCATTCCAAAATTACTTTCTCCCCTTGTCAATAAATCTTCATTACTTAATTCGTGAATATCGAAGCGATAAAACAAGGTTGTATTTCCAAGAATTCTTGGGATGAAAGCGTTGTTTGAATCAAACCTGTAATCAAGAAATTCGGTATCTATAGACAATGCCGATGTACCCTGATATGGGTCAATTGTATTATTCATATAGTAAACATTCCTGTCACCCTGTTTACTAAATTTCAGCAAGTATATGGGTTCAAGAAGTTGCTCTAAGACCGATGAAAATTGATAAAAACTTTTGAAATCATAATAGTAACCCGTACCCACACTTGCGTTCACCGTTTCATAACTAATATCAGACGCGCTTGTAACTCTGATTGCGTCATTTGGATATGTCGTTATGATTGGATTGAACGTGGCCATTATTTTGCTACTAATACATCTTTACCGTCTAAGGTTCGCGCTACATAACTGCCACTCTTTGTTTTATACACCTTCATTGAATATTCGTCCGCAAAAATTGCGTTCAATTTCTGTAGTGCTGTTGATGATTCTTTTGCATCAACTGCATTTAAGTAAGCATCCAAAATGGTTCGAGCATTTTGCTTTTGACTCAGTTCGTCTTTAGTCGCCTTCATAGGCTTGCTAAGACTATTTTTCTTTGGTTTCAACAGCACATATAAAGTAATTGTCGCAACTGCAATGATGACCGCGTTTTTTACTTCTTTTGAAAACTCCATTACTTTTTGTTTTTTAATGCAATAATTGCCGCAATCAAGCCAATTAAGCCGATTGCAGAGCCAATAATTATATTCGTCGTGCTTCTTTTTTGCGCTTTATCCGCAGCATCCTGCAGTAAAATCAATTTGGTTTGAGCATCCTTTTCTTTTGCTAATTGCTTTTGAAGAGCCTCGGCCTCCGCAGCGTTTAATTTAGCAAGGTTTTTTTCGAGTTTTCGTTTTGAGACAACATCTAAACCACCTACAGCCGTACTACCTGCCGTTGTGATTAATGCTGCCGCTATTGCTACAGGTATTGGCATAATTTTTTAATTGTTAACTACTTTATTATTTCGATACGGCTCCACCATTTCTCTGATGTACTTTATTTCCGTTTCAATTCTCGCGTTACTCAATTTCACTTCTTCTATGTCGTGACGTTGAGTTTTCATATCCGCAAATAATTGAGCACAGAAAAATGCGCATATTCCAAGAAGTATGCGATTTACCCATTTTTCAATCATTGCGCTTTGTTGCTGTTGAGTTGTCATTTCCCCTTGTATTGCGAAGTTACACAAAAATCTTTGTAGCGTTGGATTACTGTATTTAATGCCGATTTCACATCATTTTGCGATGTGTCAATTTCATTTTCCAATTTTTCGAACTGAGCGTTTTCAAATTCTTTTTTATTCGTGGGCCTTTGAGACTCATCGTGTGTCAAAGGTATCCATAAAATTCCCCTGTTTTCTTCAAAAACTTCTCTTTGGTCCTTATATGCAAAAGAAATACTAATCAAAACAACGTCATTTAAACTTTCCTCATAACGCGATATTTCCATCGCTTTTTGTACCAATGCTCTTTCTGTTTGCTCAGAGAATCCTTTTAGACCATAAACAAACCGAAGTTTGTCTGCATCTAAGTAATGACATCTGAGAGGCAAATTCTGTTTTACCCAACCATAAAACTCACGGCAAAGAGTTGTCTTGCCTGAGTTTCTTTTCCCATAAAAAACAACTATCATTTGATATTTATTAGGGTAAACTCACCCGTGTCCAAATCAATGCTTCCAACACCGTATTTCTTAGTAATATGCTCATAAAAGACTTTGTTTTTTTCCTCTAATTCTGTGAATTCTTGGATTGCATATTTACGCTTGGATTTTAACGATTCAATTTGTCTTGTGAAAGTCGCGATTTGAGAATTCAAGTCATTTTGAATTTGAGAAATGATTCGTGATTCATTTAATTCTTCTTCTGATAATAATATTTTTTCCATAGTTACATTTTTATTCACTTCAAATTTACTTAACCTATTGAAATATCAAAGTAAGTGCCAATGTACCCTGATGAATTTGATGCTACTAATTCACTACCGTATGTACTAAATGAAAAGGTTGTAATTCCCATTGCATTGATAGTTCCACCACTGACTTTGCCTGTATTATTTATATCTATATTACACGTTGTACCTGCAAACATAGGACTCGATGGCTGAAACTGAACTTCCCAATATGCTACTGCCAAAATAGGTTCAGTCGTGTTACTAAATATTTGACTTGCACTACCACCTGCGGCTATTAAGGACTGAAACAAACTATATTGATAAACACCTGTAGAATCATATAATCTACAAAAAACAGTTATATCGTTCAAATCAGGTGGGTCAGGAGGGGGGGGTGCTACTAAATTGTTGACTACATCTACATAGTTAGCATACGTTGAATTATCCATATAGTAAACTTTGCTCGCAAATTGATTAAAGTTATTATTGGTGTTACTTGCCGAAAGTCCATAAATTCTGTCTGCGCCACTCGCATTTCCATAAATACCCCAAGCATTATATGCCAAGGGACCACCGAAAGCGTTACTTTCAAAATATGACAATTTGAATAAGTCACTAACCGCCAAGTCGCTCGGGGGGCCACCTACGTTGGCCTCCCCGTAAATTGCGCTCATACTTATATTTGATGTTGGTACTGCCATTACTGTTGCTTCTTTAATTGTTCAACTTTGTCATCCAACTCCTTGATTGCTTCAATCACCAAGGCGATAATTTTTTCGTAACGTACACCCTTGAATCCGTTGGCTTTCACCTTCACGATTTCGGGCAACACTGATTCGATTTCCTGCGCGATTACTCCGACATCACTTCCTTTGAATCCGTGAGCCTCGAAGCCTTCCTCGCGCCAATCGAATGAGTATCCACCGATTGTCTTGATTTTCTCGAGAGCGTTTTCAATTCGCTTCACGTTTTCTTTGAATCGTTTGTCTGATGTAGAGAACGCTACGATGTCGTTTGAAGCATCAATTCGTCCTGTGGTTGCGGATGGTGACAAAGCACCTACCGCTAACGATTTGGCTGCCTTAAATCCAACCGTATTCAATACTTCGAATGTCGTTCCATCGTCGGACGCGTTTGCGTTTCCTATCGTGGTCGATGCAGTGAATTTAACGATTCTGTTTGTCGTACCGCTCACCGCTACGCTCGTACCGCTCGTACCTGATGAACCTGCAGCACCTGCCGCCCCATTCGCGCCTGATGTACCTGATGAACCGTTTGCTCCATTCGCGCCTGACGTACCTGATGAACCATTTGCTCCATTTGCACCCGATGTTCCACTTGAACCACGTGTACCCGAAGTTCCCGAGGAACCTGCCGCTCCATTTGCGCCCGAAGTTCCCGAAGAACCTGCCGCTCCATTTGCTCCCGAAGTTCCTGACGAACCATTTGCTCCGTTTGCGCCTGAAGTTCCTGACGAACCGTTTGCTCCGTTTGCGCCCGAAGTTCCTGATGAACCTCGTGTACCCGACGTTCCTGAAGAACCTGCCGCTCCGTTTGCGCCTGAAGTTCCTGATGAACCGCTTGTTCCGCTTGAGCCCGCAGCACCGTTTGCACCTGAAGTCCCTGATGAACCTGCCGCACCCGTGTTTCCACTCGAACCGCTCGTTCCGCTTGAACCTGCCGCACCTGTGTTACCACTTGAGCCGCTTGAGCCTGAAGTTCCCGAAGAACCTGCCGCACCTGTGTTTCCACTCGAACCGCTCGTTCCACTTGAACCCGCAGCACCTGTGTTTCCACTCGAACCGCTTGAGCCCGATGTACCCGTAGAACCACTTGAACCTGTCGAACCTGCGCTGCCTGAAGACCCGCTCGTTCCACTTGAACCCGCTGCGCCCGTGTTTCCACTCGAACCGCTTGAGCCCGATGTACCTGTAGAACCACTTGAACCTGTCGAACCTGCACTTCCTGAAGACCCGCTCGTTCCGCTTGACCCCGCTGCTCCTGTGTTTCCACTCGAACCGCTTGAGCCTGATGTACCCGTAGAACCACTCGAACCTGTAGACCCACTTGAACCTGATGAACCTCTTGTGCCCGATGTTCCTGAAGAACCCGCAGTTCCTGAAGACCCGCTCGAACCCGTTGAACCTGCGCTACCTGAAGACCCACTCGTTCCGCTTGACCCCGCTGCCCCCGTGTTTCCACTCGAACCGCTTGAGCCCGATGTACCCGTAGAACCGCTTGAACCCGTAGAACCTGCACTTCCTGATGAGCCCGCTGTTCCGCTTGACCCTGTAGAGCCACTCGAACCTGCGCTTCCTGATGAGCCCGCTGTTCCGCTTGAGCCTGATGAGCCCGTAGAACCTGCGCTTCCTGATGAGCCCGAAGTACCCGAAGAACCGTTTGCCCCTGAAGTACCTGCGCTTCCTGAACTTCCACTTGATGCCGATGTTCCTGATGAACCCGCTGTTCCCGAAGAACCTGATGAGCCTGTAGAACCCGCACTTCCTGAAGAACCTGATGTTCCACTTGACCCTGTCGACCCACTTGAACCTGCGCTTCCTGAAGAACCTGACGTTCCTGAAGAACCGTTTGCACCTGATGTGCCTGCGCTTCCGCTTGAGCCTGAGGTTCCTGTGGAGCCTGAGGAACCCGTAGAACCGCTTGAGCCTGAAGAACCCCTCGTTCCTGATGTTCCACTTGAGCCTGCAGTTCCTGACGAACCTGATGAGCCCGTAGAACCTGCACTTCCTGATGAGCCCGAAGTTCCGCTTGAACCATTTGCACCCGATGTACCCGCGCTTCCGCTTGAACCTGCGCTTCCTGATGAGCCCGAAGTTCCACTCGAACCCGCAGTTCCTGAAGAACCCGAAGAACCCGTAGAACCTGCACTACCTGAAGAACCTGCAGTTCCTGAAGAACCCGTAGACCCACTTGAACCTGCGCTTCCTGAAGAACCTGCCGTTCCTGAAGAACCGTTTGCACCTGATGTGCCTGCACTTCCGCTTGAGCCACTTGAGCCCGAAGTACCCGTAGACCCACTTGAGCCTGTAGAACCGCTTGAACCTGCACTTCCGCTTGTTCCGCTTGAACCACTTGTTCCTGAAGAGCCTGAAGAGCCTGTAGAACCCGCACTTCCTGAAGAACCGCTTGTTCCGCTCGAACCGTTTGCACCTGACGTACCCGCGCTTCCGCTCGAACCGCTTGAGCCTGATGTACCCGTTGAACCACTTGAGCCTGTCGAACCCGATGAACCCGATGAACCCCGAGTTCCTGAAGTACCGCTTGACCCCGCTGTTCCCGAAGTTCCCGAAGACCCCGCAGAACCACTTGTTCCACTTGAACCGCTTGAGCCATTTGCACCCGATGTGCCTGAAGACCCGCTTGAACCCGCAGTTCCGCTTGAGCCCGTAGACCCGCTTGAGCCTGTAGAACCTGAAGAACCTGCAGTACCGCTTGAACCTGCAGTTCCTGACGAACCCGATGAGCCCGTAGAACCACTTGAACCTGCAGACCCGCTTGTTCCACTTGAACCGCTTGAGCCATTTGCACCTGATGTACCCGAAGACCCGCTTGAGCCTGATGTACCGCTTGAGCCCGTAGAGCCGCTTGAGCCTGCACTACCCGCAGAACCCGATGTGCCTGATGAACCTGCTGTTCCTGAAGAGCCTGAAGACCCTGTAGAACCCGCGCTTCCTGAAGAACCGCTCGTTCCGCTTGAGCCGCTCGAGCCATTTGCGCCTGATGTGCCTGCACTTCCTGAACTACCACTTGATGCCGATGTACCTGATGAACCTGCTGTTCCTGAAGAGCCTGAAGACCCTGTAGAACCCGCACTTCCTGAAGAACCTGCTGTTCCTGATGAACCCGTAGACCCACTTGAACCCGTGCTTCCTGAAGAACCACTTGTTCCTGAAGAGCCGCTTGAACCATTCGCTCCTGATGTGCCTGAAGACCCGCTCGAGCCCGATGTGCCACTTGAACCGCTTGAGCCTGACGTACCCGTAGACCCACTTGAACCTGTAGAGCCTGATGACCCTGACGAACCTCGCGTTCCTGAAGTACCACTTGAACCTGCTGTTCCTGAAGTACCACTTGAACCTGCAGAACCACTTGAGCCATTTGCACCCGATGTGCCTGAAGAGCCGCTTGAGCCCGCAGTACCGCTTGAGCCTGTAGAGCCACTTGAGCCCGCACTACCCGAAGAACCTGCCGTACCTGACGACCCTGCTGTGCCTGAAGACCCTGAAGAACCCGTAGAACCCGCACTTCCTGAAGAACCTGCTGTTCCGCTTGAGCCACTTGAGCCGTTGGCACCCGATGTACCCGACGAGCCACTTGAGCCTGAAGTTCCCGAAGAGCCCGTTGACCCGCTTGAACCTGCGCTACCACTTGTTCCGCTTGAACCTGCGCTTCCGCTCGTTCCTGATGAGCCCGCTGAACCCGAAGTTCCTGATGAGCCTGCGCTTCCGCTCGTTCCTGAAGAACCACTTGAGCCATTTGCCCCTGATGTTCCGCTTGAGCCACTTGACCCCGATGTTCCCGTAGACCCACTTGAGCCTGTAGAACCGCTTGAGCCCGTGCTACCACTCGTTCCTGATGAACCACTTGTTCCCGAAGAACCTGTAGAACCTGAAGAACCCGCGCTTCCTGAAGAACCTGCTGTTCCACTTGAGCCACTTGAGCCATTTGCCCCTGAAGTTCCTGAACTACCTGAGGTACCCGCACTTCCTGAACTTCCGCTTGATGCCGAGGTTCCTGACGAACCCGAAGTACCACTTGAGCCCGTAGAGCCGCTTGAACCTGTGCTTCCACTTGTTCCGCTTGAACCGCTCGTTCCTGTAGAACCTGATGAACCTGAAGAACCACGTGTTCCCGAAGTACCACTTGAACCTGCTGTGCCTGATGTGCCTGAAGAACCTGCGCTACCACTCGTTCCGCTTGAACCTGCCGAGCCTGATGTTCCTGAAGAACCTGCACTACCACTCGTTCCGCTTGAACCTGTTGACCCGCTTGAACCTGTGCTACCACTTGTTCCACTTGAACCCGAGGTTCCTGAACTTCCCGTAGAACCGCTTGAACCTGCGCTTCCGCTTGAGCCACTTGTACCACTTGAACCGTTTGCACCTGATGTGCCTGAAGAGCCTGCAGAACCTGATGTGCCTGAAGAACCTGCGCTACCGCTTGTTCCACTTGAGCCTGTAGAGCCTGAAGAACCTGCGCTTCCTGATGTACCGCTTGAGCCTGATGTTCCTGAAGAACCCGTAGAACCCGATGAACCCGCACTACCTGAAGAACCCGATGTTCCTGATGAGCCATTTGCACCTGATGTGCCTGACGAGCCTGCAGAACCCGATGTGCCTGAAGAACCTGCGCTACCGCTTGTTCCTGAAGAACCTGTAGAACCACTTGAACCTGCGCTTCCTGATGTACCGCTTGAGCCTGATGTGCCTGAAGAACCTGTTGAACCGCTTGAACCCGCACTTCCTGAAGAGCCCGAAGTACCTGACGAACCATTCGCTCCTGAAGTTCCGCTTGAGCCCGATGTACCCGCGCTTCCTGAACTTCCGCTTGATGCAGATGTTCCCGAAGAGCCTGATGTTCCGCTTGAACCTGTAGAGCCTGATGAACCCGTGCTACCACTTGTTCCTGATGAACCCGAAGTCCCTGAAGAACCTGTAGAGCCTGATGAACCTGAAGAACCACGTGTTCCTGATGTTCCACTTGAACCCGCTGTGCCTGAAGTTCCCGAAGAGCCTGCAGAGCCTGATGTTCCTGATGAACCCGCAGAACCACTTGTTCCACTTGAACCTGCACTACCACTTGTTCCTGATGAACCACTTGAACCATTTGCTCCCGAAGTTCCGCTTGAACCGCTTGAACCCGATGTACCCGTAGACCCACTTGAGCCCGTAGAGCCGCTTGAACCTGTTGAACCACTTGTTCCGCTCGAACCCGAAGTTCCTGATGAGCCTGATGACCCTGTTGAACCTGCGCTTCCTGAAGAACCACTTGTTCCACTTGAGCCACTTGAACCATTTGCTCCTGAAGTACCCGAACTACCTGATGTGCCTGCGCTTCCTGAACTTCCGCTTGATGCCGATGTTCCTGAAGAGCCGCTTGTACCGCTTGAACCCGTTGAACCCGAAGAACCCGCGCTTCCGCTTGTTCCGCTTGAACCTGATGTTCCTGAAGAACCTGTAGAGCCTGAAGAACCCGAACTACCACTTGTTCCGCTTGAACCGCTTGAGCCATTTGCACCTGAAGTTCCCGAAGAACCTGCAGAGCCTGCAGTTCCTGATGAACCTGCAGAACCCGAAGTTGCTGAAGAACCTGATGTGCCTGAAGAGCCCGTAGAGCCGCTTGAACCCGCGCTTCCTGATGTTCCGCTTGAGCCTGATGTCCCTGAAGAACCTGTGGAACCTGACGAACCCGCACTACCGCTTGTACCACTTGAACCGTTTGCTCCTGAAGTTCCTGATGAACCGCTTGAGCCTGAAGTCCCTGTAGAACCTGATGAGCCTGTAGAACCTGATGAACCTGTCGAACCACTTGAACCCGTGCTACCACTTGTTCCTGATGAACCCGAAGTACCACTTGAACCTGTAGAACCACTTGAGCCCGCACTGCCTGCAGAACCTGAAGTACCGCTTGAGCCGTTGGCCCCTGATGTTCCTGAACTTCCTGATGTACCTGCGCTTCCTGAACTTCCACTTGATGCCGATGTTCCTGAAGAACCTGCGCTACCGCTTGTTCCGCTTGAGCCTGTAGACCCCGAAGAACCCGTGCTACCGCTTGTTCCTGAAGAACCCGATGTTCCTGATGAACCTGTGCTTCCTGAAGAACCTGCGCTTCCGCTTGTTCCGCTTGAACCATTTGCGCCTGAAGTACCTGATGAGCCCGCACTTCCTGAAGAACCTGCAGAACCCGAAGTGCCACTTGAACCTGCAGAGCCTGATGTTCCGCTTGAACCCGTAGAACCGCTTGAGCCTGCACTTCCGCTTGTTCCGCTTGAACCTGAGGTGCCTGATGAACCTGTAGAACCCGAAGAACCTGCGCTACCGCTTGTTCCGCTCGAACCATTTGCTCCCGAAGTACCTGATGAACCCGCACTTCCTGAAGTCCCTGACGAACCTGCAGAGCCCGAAGTTGCTGATGAGCCTGATGTCCCTGAAGAACCCGTAGAGCCTGAAGAACCTGTGCTACCACTTGTACCGCTTGAACCTGATGTTCCTGATGAGCCTGTAGAGCCACTTGACCCCGCACTACCCGAAGAACCCGAAGTTCCGCTTGAACCGTTTGCACCCGAGGTGCCTGAAGAACCACTCGTTCCTGATGAACCCGTAGAACCGCTTGAGCCTGTACTTCCTGAAGTACCACTTGAACCCGCTGTGCCCGAAGTTCCTGAAGAACCCGAAGTACCACTTGAGCCTGTAGAACCCGAAGTACCACTTGAGCCTGTAGAACCTGCAGAACCTGAAGTACCACTTGAGCCGTTTGCGCCCGAAGTTCCCGAAGAACCTGAAGAGCCTGCCGTTCCCGAAGAACCCGCAGAGCCTGATGTTGCTGAAGAACCCGAAGTTCCTGACGAACCCGTAGAACCACTTGAACCTGTGCTTCCTGATGTTCCGCTTGACCCTGATGTTCCTGAAGAGCCTGTTGAACCACTTGAGCCCGCACTACCTGCAGAGCCCGAAGTTCCTGAAGAGCCATTTGCTCCCGAGGTTCCTGAAGAACCTGCGGAACCCGATGTACCCGAAGAACCACTTGATGCGGATGTTCCGCTTGAGCCTGATGTGCCTGAAGAGCCCGTAGAACCCGAAGAACCTGTGCTACCGCTCGTTCCACTTGAACCCGAGGTTCCTGAACTTCCTGTAGAACCCGAAGAGCCCGCGCTTCCTGAAGAGCCCGATGTGCCACTTGAGCCGTTTGCTCCTGATGTTCCTGAAGAGCCTGCAGAACCTGATGTGCCTGAAGAACCCGCGCTACCACTCGTTCCTGAAGAACCCGTAGAGCCGCTTGAACCCGCACTTCCGCTTGTTCCGCTTGAACCTGACGTTCCTGAAGAACCCGTAGAGCCCGATGAGCCTGCGCTTCCTGAAGAACCTGAAGTTCCTGATGAACCATTTGCCCCTGATGTTCCTGCACTTCCTGAAGTACCTGCGCTTCCTGAACTTCCGCTCGATGCCGAAGTTCCTGATGAACCTGACGTTCCTGATGAACCTGTTGACCCACTTGACCCTGTGCTTCCGCTTGTTCCGCTTGAGCCGCTCGTTCCTGATGAACCTGTTGACCCGCTTGAACCCGCACTTCCGCTCGTTCCGCTTGAACCATTCGCTCCCGATGTTCCTGAAGAACCACTTGAACCTGAGGTTCCTGCAGAACCCGAAGTTCCTGATGAACCCGTAGAACCGCTTGAACCCGTGCTTCCGCTTGTTCCTGAAGAACCCGATGTTCCGCTTGAACCCGTTGAACCACTTGAGCCTGCGCTTCCTGATGAACCCGATGTACCTGATGAGCCATTTGCACCTGAGGTTCCTGATGAACCTGCAGAACCTGCAGTTCCTGACGAACCTGCAGAACCGCTTGTACCACTTGAACCATTTGCACCCGAAGTGCCGCTTGAACCCGTAGAACCCGAAGTACCACTTGAACCCGTAGAACCACTTGAACCCGTGCTACCGCTCGTACCGCTTGAGCCTGACGTTCCGCTTGAACCTGTTGAACCGCTTGAACCCGCAGAACCCGACGTTGCTGACGTACCTGACGTTCCTGATGAACCTGTTGAACCACTTGAACCCGTGCTTCCACTTGTACCGCTTGAGCCTGCAGAACCCGAAGTTCCTGAAGAACCTACAGAACCTGAGGTTCCTGATGAACCTGCAGAACCCGATGTTCCCGATGAACCCGTAGAACCCGATGTACCGCTTGAACCTGCAGAACCCGAAGTTGCTGATGTACCTGAGGTTCCGCTTGAGCCTGTTGAACCGCTTGAACCTGTGCTTCCGCTTGTTCCTGAAGAACCTGAGGTTCCGCTTGAGCCTGTTGAACCACTCGTACCTGCACTTCCTGATGAACCTGAAGTACCTGAAGAGCCATTCGCTCCCGAGGTTCCTGATGAACCCGTAGAGCCTGAAGTTGCTGACGAACCCGAAGTACCACTTGAGCCTGTAGAACCACTTGAGCCTGTGCTACCACTCGTTCCGCTTGAACCTGAGGTTCCTGAAGAACCTGTTGAACCCGCACTTCCGCTTGAGCCTGACGTTCCTGAAGAACCGTTTTCACCTGAAGTTCCTGCACTTCCTGAAGTACCTGCAGTTCCTGAAGTTCCGCTTGATGCCGATGTTCCTGAAGAACCTGAAGTTCCTGAGGACCCTGTTGAACCGCTTGAGCCTGTACTTCCGCTCGTTCCACTTGAGCCGCTCGTTCCTGATGAACCCGTTGAACCGCTTGAACCCGCACTTCCGCTCGTTCCGCTTGAACCATTTGCGCCCGAAGTTCCTGATGAACCACTTGAACCTGAAGTTCCTGTAGAACCTGATGTTCCTGTAGACCCCGAAGAACCTGTAGAACCTGATGTTCCTGAAGAACCCGTAGAACCACTTGAGCCCGTGCTACCGCTCGTACCGCTTGAGCCCGATGTACCACTTGAACCTGTTGAACCGCTTGAACCCGCGCTTCCTGATGTTCCGCTTGAGCCTGATGTGCCTGATGAACCTGTAGAACCCGAAGAACCCGCGCTTCCGCTTGTTCCCGATGAACCATTTGCCCCTGAAGTTCCTGATGAACCTGCAGAACCCGCAGTTCCCGAAGAGCCTGCAGAGCCCGAAGTTGCTGATGAACCTGATGTGCCTGAAGAACCTGTAGAACCCGAAGAACCTGTGCTACCGCTTGTACCGCTTGAGCCCGATGTTCCTGAAGAACCCGTTGAACCACTTGAGCCTGCACTTCCTGCAGAACCCGAAGTGACGTTCCTGCGCTTCCGCTTGACCCGCTTGAGCCCGTTGAGCCCGATGTCCCCGTGCTTCCGCTTGAACCCGATGAACCTGAAGTACCACTTGAACCGCCTGTTCCTGAAGTTCCACTTGAACCACTATCGCCTGAAGAACCTGACGAACCGCCTGTTCCTGAAGTACCGCTTGAACCGCCTGTTCCTGAAGTTCCACTTGAACCACTATCGCCTGACGAACCTGACGAACCTCCTGTTCCTGAAGTACCGCTTGAACCGCCTGTTCCTGCGCTTCCGCTTGACCCGCTTGAGCCCGTTGAGCCCGATGTCCCCGTGCTTCCGCTTGAACCGCTTGAACCTGTAGAACCTGAAGTACCTGCGCTACCGCTTTCTCCTGAAGTACCTGCGCTACCTGAACTTCCACTTGATGCCGATGTTCCCGATGAACCCGTAGAGCCTGACGTTCCTGATGAACCTGTAGAGCCTGAGGTTCCTGCACTTCCGCTTGAACCTGTTGAACCTGACGTTCCTGCGCTTCCGCTTGACCCGCTTGAGCCCGTTGAGCCCGATGTCCCCGTGCTTCCGCTTGAACCCGATGAACCTGAAGTACCACTTGAACCGCCTGTTCCTGAAGTT